CCAACAAGGCGCATGAGGTGGTTAATTGGCCACCGTTGAGCAAATGGCTGAGGATTACATAGCCGAAACAGGAGAAGCCCTGTGCGGTGTTATGACTGCTGCTTTAATCGAGAAAGGCGTGCCTAGTATGATTGCTAGGGCTTTGTCGGAACGTGCATGCAAACCTGCAGCACGTGAGGGAGCTAGGAGCATTGTCAGTACAGCCAAAAAGGCAGTAAAAAAAACTACTAGTGCATACAATCGTAAATACAAAGCAGCCTTTAAGAAACTTGCACCTAAATATAAGCTTAAATCGGGCAAGTGGAAAAAGAACGGCTTCAAGTCGGCTGTACGTGCAGCACACAAGGCGGTGAAGAAATGAAGCGAACAGGAAGAAGATTAACACTATCAAATGACATCAATTCAATAGAACCTGTAGGGTCGATAGCATCTAGTGATTATAGATTAGCTACTATTTTTAGTGATGACCGTGAAAATTATGGCTGGAAGATTGTTGACATAAAACAATTAAGTCCAATTGGCGCAACTGCCCGGGGTGTAAATTTTGCTTTGATGTCTGTTAGGCCGGATTCTTTTGAGGACAATGCTACATTTGGAGTATGGGCAGCAAATCGACAACCCTTTGATAATTCACTGATTGGAACTTTTAATATTTCATTTGGTGATAACTATTCTTTGAGGACTGAGCATGTTGCAACTAATCATCTAAGTATGTTCTACAATGATGGGGAAATTCCATACTACAACATTACAATGGAAGAATATGAAATAACCTCTAGGGAAGAAATTATGTTTAAGATAAAAGAAACTAGCCAATCATTGAGCGATATATCATAATCATGGAAGCTATTGCCCCAATAGACAAACAACAAAACGAAAGAATCGTTTGGTGCGAGCGATTACTTTACCTTATTGTGTTGTTACAGTTCCCTCAACTTGCTTCGCTAGTATAGTAAAAAGTTCGTATTCAATTACACCACGATTTAACAAAATTACAAGAAGTCTTTTAGATTCTAATTCAGCAATTACTTGACTTTCATTATCATAAGCTTCTAGTTTAGCAATAATAGCATTTTGTACCCACTTTGACCTAGATTGTGTGTATGAAATCTTATTTTCTAAGCGATGGTGTAAACTCATAGGTAAACCAATAGTGATTGGAAGAACCTTGTCACGACTTCTTGGCCTAGGAGTCAAGTTTAATCACCGCCGTTGGGTAGGATTTCCAATTACAAATAACGCAAACCTTTCTAACATATTGAATTCCATCTAGCTTAGGATATTCTGTGCGACATTTGCCTCCACAATTGAAACACTTCATTCTTCTTCCTCCAAATATTCAACTAATATTTGTGGATAATTAATTCTAACCCATTTCCAAAAATCTTTGAGAGGGTTTAGGTTCATTCTAAATTCTCCAAGTATCGTCGCATAAAATGCTCTATCTGTGTATATTCTCTATCATTACAATTGTTAGCTACAACGGTCATTATTTTTGCATAAACTTTAGCGTTCATTCTTGTTCACACTCCGGACATTCCTTGGGCATTTTTACATGTCCGTATAGCATTGCATCACATTTTGTGCAACAATATACGGTAAATCGTTCAAACTTCGGGCTGAGTCGAGCATTATTTGGCTGCATATTAGGTGCTACATTGGCACTCATATATAATTGATTCGTTATTAATACTACAAAATCCTTATTTTTCTTGTAGAGTGAAGTACTCCGTACTACTTACACCCTACAAAACGGTAGAGATGACTAGGCTATGACAGGTCAACTACTATAAACTGTCTACTGTCATGATAGGTTCATGGTAAGAAAATCCGACTCATTCTTTATCCGCCAAACTTTGAACTTAAACAACTTGGGAACTTTTGACCAAACTCCCCTAGACTTGGGAGCTTACGTAGATGCCCTAGGAAAATCTGTGTTAAGGGTCCACAATATCGCTGTAACTTTCAGTGATTCTACTGGAAATGCTGTTCAAGTAGACGCTGGAGTTGACAGCGCTGCCGCACAATTCCAATTAACTACACAATCTCAAGGCGATACTGTCCTATCATCTAACCGTTCTATTATTGCATCGGGCATAGTATATGCGGTTAACCAATTTAGTACTGATGAATTCCCCCAGCTCAGTCATGATATGGATGTATTGCCTCAAATGTGGACTAACGGCTATCTAGTTGCTGTTGACACGATTTATCTTGGCGGAGAGGCTTCTACTGGATGGAAAGAAGATGTATACGCTTCTATTACTCTTGAGTGTACTGTTGAAACTATGTCGGAAGCTTCGGCAATGGCATTAGCATTATCCCAACAAGGCGCATGAGGTGGTTAATTGGCCACCGTTGAGCAAATGGCTGAGGATTACATAGCCGAAACAGGAGAAGCCCTGTGCGGTGTTATGACTGCTGCTTTAATCGAGAAAGGCGTGCC